GACGCGCCCGACGCCGTGCTGACGCTCGATTACGATTCGGTGTTCACGCGCCGCGATGTGGCGACGCTGCTGCAGTTGATGTGCTGTTATCCCGATGCCGATGCCATTGCAGCGGTGCAAGCCGGGCGTGGGTCGCTCGGTGGCCGTCTGTTTACGATCCGCGCCGATGGCGGCGCAAACGCGGCGGGCGTGCCGTTCGATACTTTCGCCGGGGATCTGGCGCGCGTGTCGACCGCGCATTTCGGCTTGACGCTGCTCAACACCGATAAGCTGCGCACGCTGCCCAAGCCGTGGTTCCACGACGTGCCCGCGCCCGATGGATCGTGGAACGAAGGCCGGGTCGATGCCGACATCGCCTTCTGGCGGAAATGGGAAGCCCAGGGCAGCGCACTGCACCTCGCCAACCGGGTGCCGATCGGCCACCTCGAGCTTGGCGTGTTGTGGCCCGCGCCGCTGGGGGACGAAACCGCGCCGATCACGCAACCTGTTGCGGAATGGCGCGCGCACGGAAGGCCCGACGCGTCATGGCAATGAGCACCGAGGTCGTCACGACCGTGCTGGCAGCGGCCAGCAGCTATGATCTGACGACCCTGGCCAATGCCCGGAGCGAATTGGGCATTGCGAGCGGCGCGACCAACGACGACGCATGGTTGATCCGCGCCGTCGCGCAATCCTCCAAGACCGTGATGAACGAAACCAACCGGGTGTTCGCGCCCGAATTGATCGAAGACCTGTTCTACGTCGCGCGCACCCATAATCACGTGCCGGCGGGGCTGTGGACGATCCAGCTCAGCCGCTGGCCGGTGCTTGCCGTCGCCTCGGTGGTGCAGGCGTCGTACAACACGTCCACGACGGTGACGCTGGTCGAGAATGTCGATTTCCGGGTCGATTATGAAAATGGCAAGCTCATCTGTCTCGAAGCGTCGAGCGGGCAAGCGATCGCCTGGGCGGCTTTGCCGCTGACGGTGCGTTATACCGCAGGCTTCGGGCGCGCGGTGACCGAAAGCGGCACGGTGCCGGCTGCATCGCCCTGGAAGGTCACGGTCGCGCAGGCCGCGTCGTTTTCGTGCGACCAGGCGGTGACGCGCGCCAGCGGCGCGGTGCTGACGCGGGTCGCGGCCAATCCCGCGGCCGGGCAATATGTGGTGACGGCCGGGGTCTACACCTTTGCCGCGGCGGACGCGAACGCGACGCTGACCTTCGCCTATGCGACGCGCGATGCGCCTGATGATATCGAGGAAGCCTGTCTGCGGATCGTTGTCGGACGCTACCGTGCGCGCGGGCGCGATCCCGCGCTGATCCAGCGCGACACCTCCGGCGTCGGCACCGAACGCTTCTGGTTTGGGGGTGCGCCCGGGCAAACCGGCGCGGTGCCGCCTGATATCGCCGGTCTGCTCGACAATTATCGCATCCCGGTCACCGCCTGATGGATACGGTTCGCATTGACCTCTCCGGCGATCGACGGGCAGGGTTGCGTTTCGAGGAATTCCCGGACGCGCTGTACGAGGAATTGACGCAGGAGATCGGCGCGTTGTCGCGGGAATTGTTCTCGCGCGTGGAAGCCGCGACGCCTTCGCGCACCGGCGCGTTACGCAGCCAGGAACGCTTGCGCCTCTTCACCGATAAGAACCGCATCACCGGCTATGTCGACATCGCGAGCGACAAGGGCGGCGATTTCGCAAAGGCCGGGGCGCTCGAATATGGCGCGCACAAGCGGACGAGCGTCAAACCGCATGCGCGCAAGCTCAACCACGTGTTCGAGCGCGCGCTCGCCGCGCCGATGGACGTGATCGTCGGCGCCTATGACCGCACGCCGAATATTGCCGAACACGCCTTTGAGCGTGGCCCGCTTGGCGCAATGCGCGGCGAAATCGTCCAGCGCCTGAATGCCGTGGTCGAAAAGGCCGTTGCCGGAGCGAACGCATGATCGCGGATATCGAAGCCGTCATGTCCGGGCTGTTGTCGTACGTCACGGCGAAGGTGCCGAGCTTCGAAACCACGGGCCGCCGGGTCATCCATTGGACGCAAGTCACCGCGCAGCCCGCGCTGTTCCTTCGCCGGACCGGGATGCACGACCATTACACCGGCAACATGCAGACGGTCACGATCGAGGGCGAGTTCTGGATCTATTGCAACGCGGGCACGGATGCTGCCGCGACGCCAGACGAAACGCTGACGGTGCTGGAACGCGAAGTCCGCGCCGCGCTCGCACCCGATGATCAAAACCGTTTCACGATCGGCGGTCTCGCCTATTGGTGTCGGATCGAGGGGAAGAGCGACATCTCCCCCGGCGATCAGGGCCCGCAAGCGATCGCCCGCATTCCGGTGCGCATCACCCTGCCCTGATTTCAGCAAGAGGATCACCACCATGCGCTTTGCAGCACCCCAAGACGTGTCCGACATCACCCTTTCGAGCGGCCCGCTGCCGGTCGTCGATGGCCATATCGACGTTCCCGACGCCGCGGGCGCGGGCGATCTCGCCAGCCTCGCCGCATACGGGTTCACGCCCGCCCCCGCGACGCCCGCGCCGCGTGCTGCTGGCAAGGCTGCGCCCGCCCCTGACGCTTCGGCACAATAACCACCGTCCCTGCCTCCAGAGCGCGGTCTCTGACGGCTCTCCTTGCACTGAAGGAACATTACCATGTCTCAGACCGATACTTTTGGCTTCGGCAGCGGAAACGTATGGGCCAGCCAGTTGACCGATTATACCGGCGCGACCGTCTCGCTCCCCACGCCCATCCTGATCGGCACGCTACAGGACGCGAGCGTGGACTGGGCTTGGGACGGCAAGCCGCTCTACGGCCAGAACATGGCACCGATCGCGATGGGCCGGGGCAAGCTTAAGGTTGAGGTGAAGGCCAAATTCGCGCGCTTCGACGGCAATCTGATCCAGAGCGTGATCGTCGGCCAACCGATTACGTCGGGCATCGCGGGCGTGGTTTACGATACCACTGGCTCGGTCATCCCCGGCACGCCCTTCACCGTCACGCCGACGGTGCCCAGCAGCGGCACATGGTCGCGCACGCTCGCGGTGCGCGATGGTGTGGGCAACGCCTATACGCAGGTCGCGAGCGGGCCGACGACCGGCCAGTTCAGCGTGTCTGCGGGCGCCTATCTGTTCGCCGCCGCGGACACCGGCAAGACGGTGTTTATTGACTATGTCTACACCGCATCGTCGACCACGGCGAAGAAGGCGATTATCACCAACGCCGCGATGGGTGCCGCGCCGACGTTCAAGCTCGATTTCTACAATGCGATCAGTGGCGAAACGATGGCGCTAAACGCGGTGATGTGCATCAAGTTCAGCTTCGCCACCAAGCAGGACGACTGGCTGATCCGCGATCTGGACCTGATGGCGTTCCAGGACGCGAACGGCATTGTCGGTACGATGGGGACGCGCGCATAATGGCAAAGCTGACCATCGGGGAGCGGTCTTTCGAGATCGCTCCATTCAAGCTCGGCGCACTGCGCAAGGCCGCACCGCACATCGATGCGATCAACGCGTCGGTGAAGGCGTTGGCCCCCGCCGACGATGCCACCGCCGAAGATTCCACCGGCGACCTGACGATCGTCGGCATGTTCGAAAACACCGAGCATATCCTCGCGGTCATCGCGATCGGCTTGCAGAAGATCGATGCCACCCTGACGGCGGAAGCGCTTGAAGACATGATCGGCGTCGATGACATGCCTACGCTCGCGGTGGCGCTGCGCGACATCATGCTCGAATCCGGGCTCGCTCCAAAGGGGGAAGCGAAGGCTCCCCCCGAACCGAGCGAGACGGCGGGAGCCTAGAGCAGCAACTCACCGATATCGTCTGCGGTCTTGTGACGGCAGGCGTTGAGGGCGGTTCGTGGGACCGGATCGAAGACTGGACGATGGCGCGGGCCGAGGCGCTCAACGGCTTTTGGCGGCGCAATGGTCCGCCGTTTTACGTGGCCGTGCAAGCGATCGGCCGGGCGCTTGGGATCGACTGGGATGTCAGCGAAACGCAGGCACTGCCGACGGCGGACACCCCGGCGGGACCGAGCATTGCCGACCTGGCCGCCATGGCCCCTGTGCCGCTCTGAGTCGGAGCGGTCAGTCATACCTGTCTCCGGCCTTCACTTCAGTGATCCAATCGTTGATCTGATCAGAGTTCATGACATCGAAGAGATTGAACCAATCTAACGGAGTAATCTCGGTATTATCGCTTAGGTCGACGATTTTGCCGATGCGACGAAATAAAAGGTCCCGGGCGTCTTTGTCGCCATCGATTGCGAATTCGACCGATTTCAAAGTCAGGTTGGTGCCGCCGTCGGCAATATGCCCCCAAAAATATAGGGGGTGTCCTTGAACAATAACGATTTCATCATTCGGATCGGCGTACCAAATCTCAAAACGACGACCAATTAGCGGCTCGATAAGAATCGGCACAGGCATAGTTCGCTGACCCCCGACCACGCTATGCGCGCACCGGACGAGAGTCGAATCCAAAGGTTTGGCCTGAAATTTGCCGACGTCGTGACGGTCGCCGGGCCGTTGCCTTCCTG